AAATATTACAGAAACATTTTTAACCCATATTGTACATATGGACAATTAGTGGGTGTAAATGAGCAAGGTAAAATACACCCCCGTGGAGGGGTCCTATTTCCTCCTCTACAAAAAGGGAAAGGAATACGTGCAAGTGAAACTAGGAGAAATGTACTTCCGCCTAGGCAAAAGTGAGTTACGCCTCCTAGGGTTATTGAGGATGTTAGGCGAGGAAGTAAACAAACGAGACCCTAGGCTAACGGTAATGCAAACCAGTACGAGAGATTATAACGAAAGACTAAGGAGGCTTGCCAGTAAGGGGCTTATAGTCACCAGAAGGGAGGGAAACCAATACTACTTGAGGCTATCAAGGCTTGGTCAATTGCTCATAGAGGCAATTGCGCCCAAGTACTATGATCCGGAGGTAGAACAGACATGATGAACCTCAGTGTAGGAGACCGCGTAAACTTAGCGATACTGAAGGAGGCACTAAGACAGCCCCTAGTACTAGACAGTGAGTATAGCACGATTATAGTGAACCCAGAGCATGTAAAGGCGATAGAGCATGGGAAGAAGTTCAAGTTCTATCTGCTACTGTTGACAGATGACACTGTGATATCTATCCACGTTGACCCGGAAGGGAAGATAACTGAAATCAAAATGGACTATGGGTGAGCCTATGATAATCATGGAGTTTGAGCGTATAGCAGTGAAAATCCCGCTTGACCTAAGCAGAAAGCTATTGGAAGAACGCGCCACAAAGCGGAGGTTCTACAGTGAGACAGTGCGCAAGGCGCTTAAGCAATTCTTTGCTAATCCTCCGCCCTCTATCCCTCGCTACAAAAAGAAGAGCGAGGTATTAAAGCCCATGTGCTTTACCTTGCCGAAAGATCTGGTGGCGCAGATAGACAATTATATCGCGCGGACAAACGTACGCCTTACTCGTTCCGAAATCGTGAGATTTGCACTTGAGCAGTACTTCCAGTCCGCAAAGTGAAATCTTTTTTACCTTTCGCGCTAATGTAAAAATGTGACGGCACTAGGAGACACGATATATATTCTCGGAGTTCTTATACCGCTTTTTGCTCTAATTGTGAGAAACTACTTAGTTCAACTAGTAGGGTTCATATTCGGAACGGTAGGATTTTTGGCTTTTGTAACTAACTTGACCGACATTACTTTCTCCGGCTCAACTTTCTATCTCGCGTTTATACCACTGGCTATGGGTCTCTTGTGTTTTGCCATGTTTTTCAACTGGTTAAGGGAGGAGAGGCTATGAGCATGGGTGAGATTATTCCTATCTGGAATAATGAAATACTCTCCAATATTCCTATCTGGAATAAAGTAATATCCGAGTTTATTCTTACCGAGAATATTCCTAAAGCCTATGTTGAGGCGGGAGTAGTAGTGGACGGCTTATTTCTTATTTTTCTTTTTCTTTATAGGCGCCCACTCAAGACCAAACCACCCACGCAGTCTCAATTGCGCGCTCTGGGCGCTTACTTGGTCTTCATGAGTTTTTTCGTTCTGCTTTTCACCCGGGCGTTTACGAATTATCCCTCATATCTCGCGTGGGGTGAAGGCGTGGCTCTCTGTGCCTTCATGTTCTTGACAGGGTTCTCTCTTATCTCTCGGGGGTGAACAAAAGTGAGCGTATATGAAGAAGAGTTAAAGAAAGCGCAAAACCTCGCAGAGCTAAAGCAGAAGTACGAGGAACTGCAGAAACAGTTACAAGGTAATGCAAAAGAGCTCAAGAAACTCTACAAGGTCTACTCGCGGTTAGAGTTTGAATTCAAACGCAAAGAGTTTGAAAAGCTTAAGGCAGAACTTTCGCAGAGGAAGAAAAAGTACGCCAAAGAGAAACTTGACATAAATGTCAAGATAATCAAAAAGTGGTATAACTCGCGATTAGCAAGCGCAGAGCACTATGTGGCTATGCTACAGCGCGGTAGAGAGGGCATTAACATAATGTACTTGAAGAAAGTGCGCTTGGAGGAGAACGAGGGTTACTTAATGCTTGTGGATAGAAAGGGAAGGAAATCATGGATTATTACTGCAGAACCAGTGTTACTGGACAAGGCGAAATTTCCGTGGGGGCGAAAACTTGTCGCCCTCCATTTCGTTCTCCCGGAGTACCCGTACACACTTGGCGTGGCTCTAGATGACAAGCTCAAGAACCTCATTATGCAGAGTGTGAACGCGCCCACGATAATACACAGTCTCATAAAGACAAAGTTCTTTGAGGCGTTAGCGAGGGTCAGTGGCGGTGTTGATTATACCATGCTCATAATAGGCGCAATTATGGGCGTGGGTATTGGGCTTGCCATAGGCTTTGGGATAAGCGAGAGTAATCTTGCTCACTTGTTAGCCCCGCACACAGTCACAAACACTACCACTGCCCCACACCCCACTACAAAGGTGGCAGTCTCATAGCCGGAGGTGAGAGGCATGGCGAGAAAGAAAGAAAAAGAAAAAGAAAACAAGCCTCGCTCTAAAGAGCCTGAGCCAGAGCCAGAAGAGGAGATATTTCCAGAGCCAGTTGACGGTGAGGAAGAGCTACAAGAGATAGAGAACCCTTACACAGTCACTAACCATGCCTTGGACGAGTTAATTAACCCCAAAGACACCATGTTCTACTTAAATGACTCACAAATCCGGCTTATACTAACGGCTTTTGAAATGAGCCTTTTGCCTACTTATTTCGGTGAGGCGCCAGTGCGCGAATTACGAGACTTTGCAGATAAACTGCGGTATTACTTGGTCTCCAAAGGTGGAAGGGGAAGGAGAGATGTGCTACGCGTGCTCAGAGTCAGTTCCGGGCAAGTGCGGGAGAACGTCAATAAGAGCTTGTTCAAGAAGTTGATAGAAGGAGGCAGTGATGAGGGCGAGGAGGAGGAGATGTAATGTTCTGGCTCACCCAAAAGATCTTGAACGCTTATCGCGAGGAGGGCTTTGTAGGGGTAGAAGTCTTTGGTCCCCAAGGCGCCGGAAAGACCACGTACGCCCTCAAAGTGGCAAAGCAAGTGTACAAACATCTAGGTTATAAGAACTCGTGGGAGGTGGCGCTAAATCATTTGTACTTTGACGTTAAGGACTCACTCGTGGTCTTGACGGAGGCTTACTTTACGCAAAAAAGAATACCCGTCATAATCTACGATGACGCCGGGGTCTGGCTTGAGAAATACAGTTGGCAAAAGTCAGACCTCCGGCTATTTGCGCGACTTTACAAACTCATTAGAACGCTAACGGCGGGCGTAATTTTCACTACACCAAGTGAAGGTGACCTAATGAAAAACGTACGCGAAAAGGCGTGGTACAAAGTCAAGGTAGTCAAGAACGGGCACTCTCGCGGTGTGCAAAGGTCTAAAGCAAAGATCTTTGCGTTCAAGCTTGAGGTAGTTAATCGCCAATTCAAGGAGGTAGTAGTTGAGAAAGCGGAAGATGAATATCTTGTGAAATTGCCTGACCACATTTACAAGGTCTACTTAGAGAAGAGAAAGAGGGAAGGAATTCTGCCTCAACTACGCGGTCTACTGGAAGAGTTCCCGTCAGTCAAGCAGAAAGTAGTGGAAGAACTGAGCAAGAAAGGCATTAAGATAAACGAGGAAGATCTTGAGCCAGTTGAGACTGGCGCCGAGTTAAGCGCAGAGACTGAAGAGGAAGAGGAAGGTGAGGAAGAAATAGTTGAAGAGGAAATTGAAGTTGAGCAAGGAGGAGGGGGAGACTAAGTCTTCTCTTTCAACTCTATGGAAGATCACCTAGTGGGCTAAAGCCCCCCTCCTCCTTATGTTTTACTCTCGCCTTGACTATTTAAGTTTAGGAGAGCCCTAACGTACGGAACCCATTTCTCCTCATAGTACTTGCGGGCAATAGTGAATAAGTAAATGTAGTGCTTTGTAGCAACTGTGGTAGGCGCTCTGCCTTGGATAAAATCTATGACCTCGGCGGGTATTTCAAGCTCAAACATCTTTGTGGCTACAAATTTTCGCATAAACTTTGCGTCAATATAGCGCGCGAGCTTTACTCGAGTATTCTCGTAATCGAGGGTCATTTGCCTTAGCGGGGAAATGTGGAACATGTATAAAGTGTTCTTCCTCCCTCTGCGCCAATTTACATTATATACATTAAAGGTATTATACGCAGTGTCTTGGGAGGGCTCATATTCGTTCAAGACCTTCACTACCTCCGAAAGCCGGAGACCGCTTTCCACGAGTAGTGACAAAATGTAATGCGCCACTTCGTCTCCGCTTGAGTTCTTGAGCGCTCTCTTTACCTCGTCTTCCGTCACAAGCCTAAGGTCACTGCCACTGCGCGGTAGTTTTAGTTCCTTGAGTTTGTCCTCCTTGCCCTTCCACTTGTAGTAAGCCCTCCACGCACGAATTGACGGGTGTGTGGAGTTAGGTGGTCTTTGCAAATACTTCACATAAGTATTGCAAGTTTGCTCACTTGCAAATTTAACACACCAGTTGAAAAATCTCTGCAATTCAATAACAGAGCTAACAGTGACCTCGTTTCTGTTAACTTTCGTTTCCCCCACGTTCTCTGGCGCGCTTTGTAGAACGTCAATTTGCCCTTTCCCGTCTTTTCTGTCTTGTCCCTTGGCGTCTGCGGTAGATAAGAAGTGCTCTACTAGGCGCTCAAGGGGCGCTATGTACTCCTCCTCGTAACCGTTCTTGACTTTGTATACGTACACCTTGTTTTTCAAATATCTTAGCCTAAACTCCCCTAACGTGACTGTGCGAGGCTTATCTGCCATAGGTAATAAATAGGGTAAGCCTTTTTTATGTTTTGTTCATATGTACTACTGTGAGAAAAGCATGGGCAAGTTAAAATTAGTGAAGAAGGTCTCTCTGCATATCCTAGTCTCTCCAGAACTAGATAGGGCGCTAACGGAGGCGTCATTACGGGAGAGGCGCACTAAGACAGAGATAGCCGAGGAGGCGCTTAGGAAATACTTGGGGCTACCTCCAGAGTCTCAGTCAGAAGAGGCGCAGAGCGAGTAGTACTACCGCCCTTTCTCGGGACGGTAGGTTATACCGCTTTTAAGATAGGAAACTGTTTTTATTTTCTCGGCGAATTTAGTTATGAACAGACATGACCTCACCGGGAAGGAAACCTAAGTTACCCGAGGAAAGGAAGTCAAAACTAGATGTCTCGTTAGAGCCTGGTTTGCTCAAAACATTAAATGAGTTAGCAAGAGCTAGAAACACTTCAAGAACCAGTATTGTTGAAGAGGCTTTGCGCGAGTACTTCCAAAGGCATGGGATAGTGGCTCAAGAAGAGGCAAAGGGAGTGTAAAAAAAGAGCAAGGGGGAACGAGTTATGTCTAGTGAAGACTCTCACTCCGGAGATATAAACCTTACGCCGGCGCCTAACTGGTTAGAAGAGTTTTGGAAGGAATTCTTAACTAAGTTAAAGCAAGGAGACCCTAAAGCGAAAGACTTTGCCAAGGCACTGGGTGACGCCATATCCGATATAAAGACCAGTCTAGTGCCCACTACTTTCTGCCAGTTTGCCGGTTCTGTTTTCCTATGTGAGCCTTGTCCAGTACATAAAAGCAGAGTTGACGCCATGGTTATTTACCCAGATCTAGAGAACAAAAAGACCCTCTACTTCTGCTTGAGGGACTATACGCAGAAGTTTGAAGACCCTTACGCTATTCCGGGCATGAGGCTTGGTGACGCTCAAGTTCTAGAGACATATGCAAAGTACTTGTACAAACAAACTCTCGATTTCGAGAGAGGAGAGGCGGAGGTAATTGCGCGAGTCTATATCCTATTGAAGGGTAGACCAAAGAACGTCAATAAGGAAGTACTGGTCACTCTTGCAGAGATCTACAAACGGGTCTTCAACAAAAAGGCGCCAGTAGGTGTCATATCGCTTGCCACCGATATCCTAGTGCCTAGGAAGGTTCAGTTTGGTGACGTGGTGATAGAGGACGCAGAGCCAATAACGCCTGACACTAAGACTGCTATGTCTGCATGGGAGTTCACATTAAGTGACGTTTACGCCAAGATAGCCGGGCTCTATAACTTCAAGAACTGTTACAAAGTAGGGCACTTACTATTCTGTGAGCCTTGCCCACTTCACCCAGATATTCCCGGAGACTATGCGGTGTTTAACCCAGTGGCAAAAATTGGCGAGGTAAAAGAGCCACTCTGGACTTGCGTTCATGACGCCTTTACTTTCCACGATAGGTTTAGCCACTCCTTCTCTCCACTGCCAGAGGCGATAGTTGACGCCCTAGATGAAATTCGCGAAAGTATATCGAGGGAGGAGAAAGAGAAAGGTTACGCCACATTAGTAGCTCTGTACTTCAATATGCATATGCCTAGAGAATACCGCACTGAGGCTATTGCAAAGAAAGAGCTAACGCGCCTATACAAATCGCTCACTGGCTATTTCCCCAAGCAAGAACTAGTTGAGAAGATGTACGAAATGATAAAGGGCGGGTCTAATGTCTGACGGAGAGCCCCACATTAGTTTTGAGGAACTCTATAACTCGCTCAAGTTTGATATGGAGAGCAAAGGATTTACTTGCGAGGTGTTTGGTGACGCGGGCATAATCTGTAGACCTTGCCCACTCCACCCTAACGAGAAGTTTGACGGCGTTTATATGGACTTGTCAATATCCCCGCACTGGCACTGCATAAAGGACACCGTGGCAGGTACAGAAAATATCCCTAATCTCCCGGTCTCTATTGACACTCTGAAGGACGCCAAAAAGCACAGTAAGCCAAATGCGCAGAAAAGGAACGATTTTAGGGCAGTTCTCTTGGCAAGCAAATATGCTATCGCCAATTACGTCATTAGTGTGAAGAACGAGGATAAGTACGCAGTCTTTGTCTACCGCCCTCATTTGGGCAAATATGTTTTGATAGGCAAGGAGATAATCCGCGGTGAACTTCAACAGTTCCACAGAGACTTATTCGAGGGTGAACACCCCACGGAGACTATAGCGAGGTTAGCGTTCTATGACCTCGCAGAGTGGACAGAGCGCAAGGAGGGCATAAAAGTGTTTGACCATGACACTGGCGCCACTTACGTTCTGCCGTTCCGCGATAAAGATGTGCTCATTAACCGCGCTACTAGTGAAATGAAAGTCCTTGATAAAGACCCCCTAGGGAGACCGGTCAATACGGCTTTGCCTTATGACTATTCTATTCTAAACGAGGCAAGCGGTGATATGCCAAAAGAGCTTGAAGATCTACTGTCATTAGTGCCTCCCTCGCACTACAAAGAGTTCCTCTTTGAACTAGTGTCACCTCTGGCTATGCAAGGCATGCGCAGAATTTACGTCAACTTTAGCAGAGTGGGCTCAACTGGGAAGACCACTGTCCTCCGGCGTATTCAAGAACTTTACGAGGACTTAGTGGCATGGACTAATGTGAACGCACTTGGAGAGAGGTTTGAGAATAGTTTGTTCCTTGGGAAGAGCGCTATTCTTCTAGATGAGTACGAGGGCGCCGGTCTAAGACAGAGAAGAGAATTCAAGACCCTTGCGTCAAATAACTCCCTCCGCGTGGAGGTTAAGAACGGTCCAATATTGAACGTAAGAAATCGCCTTGTAGTTATAGTCAACACAAACGTTCTAAGGTTTGCGGGCGCGGATGACGCTCTACTTTCGCGTTTGATTATAATTCCCTTTGTCAGAAACTTTGACTCCACTACTGTGGTAGAGGAGTGGTCAAAGGAAACGAAAGCGAGGATAATTTCATGGCTCACCCGTAATATTCTACCGAGATATTTCCGCGAGGAACCTAAGAAATACTCTATCTACAAGATAAAGGACTGGTCTAATAAGGCAGAGAACGGTGAACCACCAGAGGACGGCTTGGAGGACTTCCTTCACTCCTATTTCTATAAGACTGAGGTGAATATGGGTGTGGCTATGACCTTAGAGCAAGCTTTCCGTTACTATTTGCTATTCACTGCGCAAGTCAACTTAATCCCACTGACGTTCCAAGAATTTGTTGATAAACTAGAGATAATATCTATGCGGGACGGGGCATGGCTATTTGAAGAGGGCGGTGAGAAAAAATTATGCATGAAGAAGTCCGGACTCGCTTTCTTCATGTGATTTTTGACGTTCTTTTTCTCACTGAGCAAATATTTTCAGTTACTAATTTTGACATTGGCTTACTAAACACATAATAAATGTGCCACTCTTCAAGATTTGTAACCCTCATTCAATTTAACGCTTGTCGACCCCTATTCTCTATTCACAAACATATTTTTTTTAACGTCACCCCTTAATTTCTCTATCTAGAGAGACCCCAATTTTATACTAAAAAATAGGGGTTGATGAAAATGAAATTGAAAGTGGGTTCCAAATCTCACCATAATACAGAATTATTAACTGTTTAGTAAGCCGAGTTCAAGATTAGTAAGCGATATTATCTGTAGAACTAGATAAAGCCCTTAACTTTTGAGGCATATATTCCTATATTATATATATGATAAAGAGTGAGTTAGGTGGCTACTTAGGAATTGCATGTACAAAAGTCTTAAATATGAGTTTGTACATATAGACAATTAGTGGTCTAAAATGGTCACCCAAACCCAAACCCAAAAGTCAGAGGGCGAGGGTGTGATATTTTTAGCTAACGCCTTTGCGCCCTCTATGCTCTTATGCACAAAGTCCACGGTAGTGTTTGAGAGAGTAAGCGCAGAGCAAGCAAGGAGGCTCATAGCCGGGAAGAAGACAGTCAGTTATGTGGGGCATGACAGTACTGCAAATGCTATGGCAGTACTTCTGGGCATAGAGGTCCCAGTGAATAGATCTGCACTAAAGCTCACCAGTGGCGAGTTGATAGTGTTCTCATTAAACCAAAGACTGCCGGAGGGGAAGGTCTTGAAGACTATGCAAGAACTTGAGAGCGTGGGCTACACTATCTACCACGTCATAGTGAGGTGTGAGTGACCATGGGTGGCTATTTACCCGAGGAGGTAGTGGCAGAGGCTTACGTGGTTAGGGACTACAGAAGACTTGAAGTGAACACACTGGAAGTTGACGTTACTGACTTTACGAGATATGATTATATAATGATAAGCCACGAGGGCAAAACCCTCGTTATCAACTGCAGAAACATAATCCATGCCCTCTCCACTGAGGACGGCAAAGTTGAGATAAGACTGCCCGGTGAAACCATTTATATTTCGAGAGAAGAAGGAATTCGCATAGTGAAAGAGGGGGAGGAGGGGGGAGAGAAGAAGTGAACTTAGTTGAACTGGGTTTTTACACAATTATCGCCCTCATAATGCTTGGCGTTCTCGGCGTTATCTCTGTTGTCCTAGTTACACATGAATATTATAAGGCAGAAGAGAAGAAGAGAGGCAGAGGCGGAGAGAGTTGAACTGGGACGATATTATTCTCGCTCTGGCTTTCGCAGTTATGGGCGCAAGCATGACTTTGTCTATTCTCGTGGCTTATTACGTTCACAAGTACATTAAAGAGCATGGCGCCTAGAAAAAAGCTTTTTTAATTTAGAACGTACATTTCTTTATGAAGGCGCGCGCCTTCGCTCTTACTCTAATGTTGACTCTGGCTATTCTGATTTCTCTTTCTACTGTTACGCCTACATCTGCCAGTACTTACACCACTGGTGGCAGTATACCCTACACTCAGTTCTCGCCCATGCTTTACATTTTGAAGAACGAGACCAAAACAAGCCCGCCTTTGAGCGTGGCGCTTGAATATACCGCCGTTAATCTTTCTTTCCTCCGTCCATTACACCCCTTACTTGCCTTCTACTTTGGTTATGACCCAATTTACGTTTCAACAAATGCCTCTTCATGGTCTCTGGTCCACTGCTCTTACAAAACGTATAACCTAAGCGGATATCCTCTGGGCATAACTGGGACTTTTGGCGTTTTTCAAGACCCACCTACTGAGCTTTACATTTACTTTTTGGCGCCTCCCTACACTGCCGAGTTTTGGTATATGAACGTCACCCTAACTTTCAACGTCACTTACTCCACTACCCATGCCTTGCTTAACGTCACCGTGCCAGTGTATTTTGCAGAGTGCGCCCAATACGCAGTTATACCAGAGCCTAACGCGAGTTACCCCGCGGGCAAACTAGTGAGCTTTAACGCCACAATAGGCTCTAACATGCCCTCTGGCTATTACGTTGCGTCACCCCTTGAAGTGTTCATGTCTATTCAAGGCGCCGGCATAAACAATAGGCAGTTGAACTTCACCACTGCCTTCATGACCCCAGTCACCACTACCTATACTTGGACTATACAAGCAGAAGATTACGGCTACACTCTGTTTACGCAAACCGGCACATTTACTGTAGTAGCCCCGCCAATTCAACACTATATTGTCGCAGAGTACGAGGATAATGTGAGCTACGGCAGTTCTATCCCAGTAATGTTTGAGACAGTCCAAGGTTTGCCTTATTATAACATGACGGGGCTTGGGCTCTTTACTGACAATTGGTTTATTAATAGGACAGTTCAAATGCTACTCAACTTATCTAGTTTGAACGGCTATTTTGCTCTGCTTACTTCCCCCTCTTCTTCGCCTTATGCAATTGGGTTCACAAATAGCCCAGTGTATAGCTCTGCTATTACCTACTACTTTAACGCAACTGGCTCTGGCTTTCACCTTGGGGTCAATAACATGACCCTTTACTGGAACGGGACAAAGCTACTGCTATTTGTGAACGGGGTCAAGCACATAGTCAGTAATACCACGCCAATAAACGGCGTTCTAATAGATAAGCCCGGGGAGTGGTGGTTTTACGAATATGGGGCAGTATATCCAGAACCGGCGTCAACTCAGTCTTACGTAGTGTTAATAGGACAGAGTCCCAAGAGCCTCTCTCAAGTTACCAGTGGTTATACCAATTCCTCCGGGTTTGCTTTTGTCTCTGTCCCGGCAAACTACTACCCAAACGAAATAGTTGATGTATACTGGTATGGCGTAACAAACCTAATGTTTAATGTAACAGTGGGAAAGCCTACTGGGGCGCCTTCTGGGTATAATGCCACGCCCATAAATAGTGCCAAGCCCTTAAGCAGTGTTTATGATTTCTCCGCATATCAGCCTTGGGCGTCAATTATTGGTCTTGCAGTGGTGGCGGTAGTGACTATTTTAGGGTGGAAGTTTGGTGGCACAGCGGGGGTGGCGGGTGGGGCTATTGCGGGACTAATACTAGTGTCATATCTAGGTCTCTTGCCGTGGTTTGCGTATATTATCGCCTTAGTGGGGGTCATAATGCTTATTGCCAAGACCTTCACAGATAAATTCATGGGGAGTGACGAAATGTGAAGAAAGCAGTTCTTGTTCTGTTTCTGCTAATTCTGCCAGTACTTGCCTTTATCCCAGTCACCACAAATGCCTCCACTAGTGGGTCACCTTCAATAACCATATCCTACCCCAGTACAGTTATTGCGGGGCAAAAAGTGCCTATCACCTTCCAGTTTAATAACACTATAAGCTCAACTTATTTGCCTATACTTGGCTATTCAGTAAGCTATACACAAAGCGGGTCTTCCTATAGCTATACTGACGGTGACACCTCTGGCGCTTACGCAGTAACTACCTTGGGGGCAAACGGTAGTGTGATAGTGATAAATTATGTTGGAACTTACAAGGTACTGGAAGGGACTTTTCCGGGTATTGTGCTCTATGGCGGAGGTTTTGAGACCGTAAATCCTAGTAATGGTATTGCGACTCTTGATACTCAACAGCCTTCAACTGCCACTGGCGTACTCGTTACGTTTAACGGTTACTTCCAGTACTTATCTGGCGGGTCTTGGCATAACGCAAGCACTTCCCTACCATATTATGGCAGTTATAGTTCTGGTTATATACAGCCAAGTTCTGCCGTTACGTGGGTAATAGTGTTTGAGGACTCTAACGGGGAAACCTTGCTCAAGAGTATTAGCATAAATGGTGTGACTTATACCATTAATGTACTTGCCCCAGTGCCTTGGAACTTCACCTATGTAGGCGTAAGACCAGATAATTCTAATGACGGAATAGGAGTGAGCACATTTACTGTAGTAACGCCGAGTCCTTATCAAACCTATGATGTATATCTGAACAATAACCTCACCGTCACTGGCGAGACTAACATGTCAGGCATGGGTTCTTACTCTTTCACTATGCCCTCCTCTTCAGTTAGCGTCACTGTGGAGTGGGTTAGCGCTAACCTAAATAAGACCGTAGTGCTAACTCCGGTTACACCAAGCATTTCCATAACCTATCCAAGCGCGAGTTACGCCGGAGAGGCGGTGAAGATTACTTTCCAGTTTTTATTGAGTAACGGGTCTACTACCACCGAGGAGGCTAATCAGTCCTATGACGTATTTATAGGGAAAACGTTAAACGCCACCGGCGTTACTAACTCTACTGGGTTTGGAACGTTTACTTTCACTATGCCCTCTGCCCCCACTACAGTGACAGTTGAGTGGATAAGCGCTAATCTGAACAAGACCGTCACAGTAAATCTGCTTGCGCCACAAATCTCGATTAACGCGCCAAGTACAGTTTATGCCGGGCAGTCAGTGCCAGTTACTTTCCAGTTCCTCATTTTGAACGAGTCTCCCACTACCACTACTGCCATAGCACAAGCTAACCAAGGCTACAAGTTTTACCTAGGAAGTACTCTGTTCACCACTGGTGAGACTAACTCTACTGGCTATGGCACAGTCACTTTCACTATGCCCTCCTCCGCAATTACGGTAACAGTGACTTGGGTTAGCTTTAATCTGAACAAGAGCGTAACGCTAAGCCCAAGCAGTTCTACCACTACCTCTAGTACTACTACCACGAGTAGCTCAACTACCTCTTCAACTACCTCTTCAACTACTACCTCTACCACCTCGAGTAGTTCAACTACCACCACCTCGAGTACTACCTCCAGTTCTAGTACTACCACATCTTCACCGGACGCATTTCAACTTGTTGAACTTACTGGCTTAGCCCCAGTAGTCGCTATTATCTTCACATTTGTCTTCATGGGCGTCACTTACAAAATCGCCGGGCGTATTCCGGCAATTATCGTGGCTATTATCACTACAGTGGCGTTCACTTTTCTGCTATTCTTGCCTCTGCCCTACACCTTAGCCATGCTCTTTGCTTTTATCGCGGGGCTCATATATACTAGATTAGGAGGAGGCGAGGAAAGTGGGGACTAAGCTAATAGTTTACGTTCTAATGTTTGACGTTCTGCTCGCCTTGGCTTTGGGCGCTTATAGCGGGATAACTGCGCCTACTATTTCTCCAGTGCCTACCCCGGCTCAAGCGCAAGATGTAGCCGGGTCAGTTTCTTGGACTCTGGCTATACCTCAGATTACTCTTATTCCTCCCTTCAGTTTCCTAGGCGCCACTTTCCCGGGGCTAACTATACCCCACATAGTGTTATTCTCCATTAATTTCGAGTTCCTCTGGATATTCTTTTACGTGGGCTTTCTCATAGCGTGGATATTCTCCACCATAGGCAGTATAATCTCGTGGCTATTGCAGATATTCGCGGGAAGTATTTCGTTACTTTCAAGTGTGTATTTAGTGGGTCCCTTCATTAGCGCGTTTGTGCTATTGATTAACTTTGTGTTGATATGGGAACTCATTAAGTTGATAAGAGGCTATGGTCCATGACTGCGCCAAACGCTCACACTTTCCGCGCCCTTGCTATACGCAGAAAGATCTTGAAACTACTTGCAGATAATTACGTAATGAGCGCGTCCCTTATCTCGCACACACTTCTTCTTTCTTATGCCACTGTGCTTAGACATCTGCGCGTTCTGCAAGAACTTGACTTAGTAGAACTGCAGAAAGAAGGCAGAACCTTGGTGGCTAAAATCAAAGAGAACGCGCGCGAAATTCAAAATCTGAATTCAGAACTGGAGTTACTTAAAGCCTTGGACGCGAAAGAACATATGAACACCAATGTTCGGCAAACTAGTACTCTTGGCAAAGGACGGCAAAGCCATAGCACAAGCAAGGAAGTTAAGGAAGGGTGAAGGCTCTACCAATATCGGCGTTTTGATAGGGCTCTTTATCTTTATCTTGATAGGTGTGGTCTTACTACCGGTCATTACACAGGAAGTGACCTCGTTAACTGGCGGTTCAACTCCCCAAGTGACGGGCACTGACGCTACTGTTCTCAATTTAGTGCCTCTGTTCTATATCCTAGTGCTTTTGATAGTGCCGGCAGTAGTGGCTTACAAAATCTATAGAGAGTGAAGGTGACAGCCATGGTCTACCCCTTCAAAGCCATTACCTATTTTTTTGCTAACACGCCTAGGAAGATTAAGTCCAGAATAGGGTCAATAGCGATAGGTCCCCTATTAGGACTCTTTATCTTTATCTTGATAGGTGTGGTCTTACTACCCGTTATCACAAGCGAGGTCTCCTCACTCACTACTACTTCCTACTCTGTATACACTACCACTTCCAGTACTGTCACAGAGACTCTCACCTCCACGATATATCCCGCAGTGCAAGGTTCTTCCGCCACTTTACTACAGTTAGTGCCCTTGTTCTACATCTTAGTCCTCATAATTGTCCCCGCCGTCATGGCTTACAAACTGTATAAAGAGTGAGCGCCATGGCAGAGGAGAAATGGATACAAAAAGCGGTCAAGCACAAGGGCAGAGTCCACCGCTATCTAGAACATCTGTACGGGCATAAAGCCTTCAAGGAGAACGGCGATATCAAGGTCAAGTACTTGAACATGGCTATACGGCACGTTAAAAGGGCAAAAATGCCAGAACATGAAAAGCGCTCACTCCTCTCCGCGCTTTACTTGGCTAAACGCCTAAGGCATATGCACAAGCATAGGAAACACCACCACCACAAGAAGTAACTCTTCTTTTTTCCCCTCCTACTTCTTACGGGTTTATTACGGC